GCAGTCGTGCTCTCGCACTAGGCACGGAGTTTGTTGGAGTTCTCAACCAAACCAACACTTTTACACTAACTTCAGTGTGCTAGTAGTAGAACTACCATAAGAACGGCTACTACCCTCAAGTAAATGCGAGCATAAGTTAGTGGGGCGAAGGAGTTTACAGAGCCGTGTCGCTGGACAATTCAAAGTAGCTTTAGCGAAACGAATGTAATGACCAATAGCGGGCCGTGCGTATAGAGAACTCCATCGCTAACTGCGAGGTATATAGAGGGGCAGTTAGCATTTATAACAAAAATAGGAGTAAGAAAGCGAAAGAATAAGGTGTGAGCAGTTTTTCGTAAACATAAGAACCAATGCCTACTCACCTTTCGCATCTTAATCGTTAGAGGCGGCAGCGTATAAGTCCTTAATTAAAGTTCCAGCCTAGCGAGGTCCCACGCCTGAAGTTGAAGTAGGGAGAGTAGGGTTAATCCACGATTAAGATTAAAAGCAGATAAGTCTTTCCGCACGTAAGCACTGCACATTGGGAATATATGCGTAAATACCAATGAAAGTATAAAACCTATCGTTTTTCAACCGAGCGCAAGTCGCTCGGTTTTTTTCTTCCCACCAAATTCACATCAGAATTTCCAACCTAAACTTAAAATAGTTCTTGACAATTCCTTAAAGGCGTGATATAATATATGTATATTAAAATTTTGAAGTCAAATAGGAGGAAACAATGGCACAAGTAGATAAGTTATATTTAGAAATTATGCAAATGGATAATGTTGATTTACTCAACAGAAGCCAAGAGCAAACACACGAAGGCAAATTGATTCGCAAAGAAATTACACGCAGAAAAAACTGTGGCAATATCTGGATAGGCCCGCACATCAAGTGGACTATAGGCGATGAAGTTATTGAAACCCCTAGCACTGTAGGCACAGTCCGTATAGTAAAGGGAGGCACAAGTGTCAGATAAGCATAACAAAGGACAACCTAGCATAGCAGATAGCCTATTTGACACATTACGACACCAGAGCAAGCTATCTATAGACGAGCAAATGCGTGATGCGCATAAGCTTGATGAAGATGATGGCTTGCTCTTTTTTCATACGCATAGTGTATGGGAAGCGATTAGCAAGTTAGAGAAATTTTACGAGTGCAAAATCTATGGCGTTCTTGAAATGCAAGACATAGTAGAAAATCTACGCTGGTTACAAGAAGATGAAAACAAAGTAGATAATCTAAGCAAACAACACTTGCTAGACGCAATGGAACACGCGTATGAGTTTATAGATGATAGCCATACATATGAAGAATATGTAGACGCTATAGATGATTTCTTAAAGGAGCACAATGCACTTTAAGTCAGCAAAAGAAAAATGGGCATACTTTTTGGAATGGGTAAAGTCCACTGGCGCTACAACAAAACATTTGAAGTTGCTAGTAAAGGCTTACCCAAACCATAAGTATATTAAACAAATAAAAGCAGAATTAGAAAGGAGGGAAAATGCCAGCAAAGTTTAAACCAAGTGAAAGAGTGTATAATAGAAGCCATTTCGGTCAGAGAATGTCAACTTCCTCGCAAAAGAACAGGAAGTGGAAACACTATTGGCTAAAATGCACAAGCACTGAAGAATTAATAGACGCTATCAATAGTGATAGAACGAAGCCAAAACACAAACAGAAGTTCAGAAATGAGCTTGTGCGTAGAGGCGTGCATTTAGTATGGGTGATGCCAGATGGCACACAAATAGAAAAAGACAGAAAGCTATTAGTAGAATGGTATAGCAAAAATCCACAATCGCTAGTAGAAAAACTACAGGGGCTAAACTAATGGGAATATTTACACACTTAATTCCGCAGAACGAATTTAGACAGTTCCTAAGGCGAGTAGACTTTCTAAAAACTAAAGGCATTACCATTGATTATCAGGCGTCACAACGCAATAAGAGAATGGTAAAGATAATCATGCATAAAGCGTATGATTGGGAAGAACTAGATAGAATATGCGAGGAGATGTAATGGATTTTACAGTAATTTTATTAGTAGCAATGTTCCTAGTTTTTATATATTTTAACGATAGAAACGATAGAGGAGGCTTTTCGTGAAAAAAGTAATGGAAGCAATATGGGGCGACTATGAGCGTGGCCTAGATACAGTATTATTGATTGTAGGCTATAGCTTATTAGTAGCAATTCTATGGGCAGGAGTAGCATAGTGGAAAATCTATTTGTAGAAATTTATACAGGATTTTTAGTATTCCTGTGCGTAAGCACATTTGTAATAGTGCTTATTGAGCACATTTTAGATGGATTGTTTTAATGGGTAAAATAATAAAGTTTCCTACTCATTTGCGTAGAGTAGGAAATAAATATAAGCAAGAAGAAATTGAACGCATAACAGAGATGCTTCGTTTATGTGATAGCGATATGTCTACAATGGTATATCAAATAGAGCAACTAAACGAGGAGTTAAAAGGGCTATCAGTAGAGTATGAAGCACTTTTAGCAAGATTACAAAAATTATTAGAGGAAGACGATGGCAAAAATTGATGAATATGCAAAGTTTGTAGACCACACTACAAGCACAGAAAGTAAAGATATGTCTGCGTTAGGACATAAATTGTGGGAATTAGACGATGCGGCCAATTGGCCTCGCTTACTTACTGCCGTTATTGGCATGCAAAGTGAGACAGGCGAATTTGCCGAGATAGTGAAAAAGATAACTTTTCAAGGTAAAGAGTATAATGATGAAGTAAAATTTCATCTCATGCGAGAACTTGGCGATATATTATGGTATTGGGCTCAAGGTTGCATGAGTCTTGGCTACGAACCTAGTGAGGTTATTGAGGAAAACATCAGAAAACTTGAGGAAAGGTATCCTGATGGCTTTGAAATAATGAGAAGTGAACATAGAAAAGAGGGGGATATATAATGGCAAATCATGTTTATTTTAATATACAGTTAAGCCTAGACGATGGTGAGACTGCATTAGTGCAAAAACTAAGTAAAAAAGTGGAATATATGGAAGGTAGTGGTGATTTCAAGTATAAAAGCTATGATTTATCTTTACTTCCTATATACCCAACACCATACGAAGAAGATAATTGGTATGCTTGGGGTTGCGACAATATGGGGGCTAAGTGGGTAAACTGCGAAGAATTTGAAGATACCTATATTACAGGTTATTCAGCGTGGAGTCCGCCTATACCATTAGTAGAAAATCTAGTGCAATACATATACGACCAAGTAGGTGGTAAAGTAAGTGCAGAAATGACATATGAAGATGAGTTCAGAAACTTCATAGGTAAGGGAGAATTTTGGATAGAAGCTGGTAATGTTTATCACGATATTGATGAGTGTGAAGGCGAAGACCTTAATCAACTTATGCTAGAAGCATATGGTAAAGATGATGATTGGTTTCAGTCAGATGAGTTTGATTGGTGGGAAGAATATCCTGTCGTAAAAGGAAGTCTAAAAGGAGAAAACATGGAAGCACAAACATATGTTGACGAGCTAGTATACGATTTCTTTGATAAAGGGAGATTGGAACTATTATGACGCAGTATGAAAAAGAAGTAGAACTTCAAAGAATGAAGTTAGCTGCTGAGGAGTGGAGAAAAGGTGTAAGAAGTATTCATATCCACAAACTTAAAAGTATGTGGTATGAAACAAGACCACAAGATACTGATGAACATAATGTAACAGATGTGCATTATAATGATGATTCTATTATCAGAACACTTTATGACGGCACTAAGATAATTTTACAAGATGGAGTTGAAGGCAAAGAACTCCTTGACAGATTTATGAGGTATAACTAATGATTGGTAAGTATATAATTACACAAGTAGAAGATGACTTTGAGCATTATATGTATGTGAAAGATATGTCGCAGACAGATGCTAAAAAGGAATTATGTAGAGAGTGGGGATTTACTCCACAAGAAATGAATGATATTATCAACAACTACTGGAAAAAACAAGATAATATTGATGAAACAGGAGATTTAGGAGAAATTATATGAGTGTAAACTACACTAGCGAACAGGTGGCGATGATGACTAAAGCCTATACTGAAAATCCATGTCGCGAAACAGTAGAAAAACTATCGGAAGATTTAGATAAAAGTATAAAATCTATCATAGGAAAACTGAGTCGCGAAGGGGTCTATAAGAAAACAGTATATAAAACAAAAACAGGAGAAGACCCAGAAACTAAAAAAGAAATAGTAGCAAATCTAGCAGATATATTGGAGATTGACTTCGGGGTTATAGCGGGGTTGGAGAAGTCTCCAAAGGCAGATTTAAAACTTTTGAGAAGTGCTGTTCAGAAACAGCTAGGGTTGATGGAATGACTGCTTGGAAAAATAGAATAGTAGAACTTCTACCAACTAACAGTAAAACTAGGGAAGTTATTGAAAAACGAGGAAAGTATTATCTAGTAGAGAAAGAAGCAAGACTTCACCCAGAAATGGGCATGATAATAACTTTATATAACCCCGATGATGACTATAGGTTTACTACCTCTGTGAGAAACATTCGTTTTCCACAACCAGATGAGTTTGAAGGACTATAGCGGGGTCAAATACTCTGCTATGGTTCTTGCAGACCATTACATCTTTTTATAATCTAGGGATAATTTGCATATAAGGCGTATTAATTTTACATAGTTTTATTATGTATATTGGTTATTATAGGTAAAAAATAACGGACGAATTAGACGCAATTGTAGGAACTTGGAGTGTTGAGTGAATTTAGTAAGAATTATGTGCAGTTCGATACGAACCTTCTTACTTTTTTATAGATTTATAAATGATTGATATGACTTCCTCATAATCACATCGCTAAATAATTAAAATTACAAGGTAAGCTCTTTCGCTTTGGCTACAGAGCTCTCTTGAAATGTAATTTCATTATAAGCGATGTTGCGTGAAATATGAGAATTATTTGGTTTATCTAAATCATTTATTAATTATGATATTATTATACCACAATTTTACCAAAAATGCAAGAAGTATTTTTTGGTGGGGTATGATTTTGCGGATTGGAATAGTATGAAGTCATGATAAAATATTTTATTTTTTGAATGTGGAGTAGTAATTTGAGGTTATCGAAACCATCGTTGCTCTCGAGCTCTCCTCTCAAACTCGGCTTTTTCTTTAGCAATTGCTCGGTCTTTTCGTCTAATCGCTTCTTGCTTTACTCGCCTTCTCTTTGCGTTTGGCTTTTCATACCACTCTCGTTTGCGAACTTCATCTTTTATACCAGCGTTGTCGCACTTCTTTCGAAAAATTCGAAGTGCTTTTTCAAAGGACATATTTTTAGCATTTACTCTTGGCATATACCCTCTGCTCGTGTTAGGCGATAGAGGTCGTTTGCAATATTGTTTTGATTGTCACAGGTTGCTTGTATAAATCTTTGAACCCATGCCATATCATAGCAGAAATCGGGATCCGCTATATTGATACCTAACTTACTACATTCAGTAATAAGTTTATCCATTAGTATTAAAACTTGTTTTTCCGAATCTGTTTTTCTCGGAAATTGTATTACATTATTCATCTCTTATCCTTTTAAATGTCCACCCACGCTTTCGCAGGTAGTTTACTTGTGAAGTTATAGAACTGCGTGTTCTATTAAGTTTACTTTCTAAATCAGCTATGGGAATTACATTGTAGTATTCCTTTAGCGTTGCTTTCTCAGTATCAGACCAATGCCCTCTGCGAGTAGCTAATTTAGTTTCAGTTAATTTCATATTTATATTATACTAAATTTGAAAGGAATTGTCAAGAACTATTTTTGGGTTGCTGGACGAAAGAACACGGAAAGTGTAAATCGATAGCTGGGAGCTATAAAAGAAGCAGGTCGAATGGAATGAGGGTGATGACCATCAAAGATAACTGCTCGATTTGGTTTATAACTAACTACTCTATCATCTTCGCCTCTGTCTCCATAAAAAATAGTTTCGCCATACCATTCTTCTTGCCATATAGGATTTAAGTAATAACAAAGCACTTTGCTATCACCATGAGTATGTCGAAAATTCACAGAAGAAGGAGTAGTAAGATTAATAACTGCTTTTTCTAAAGTGGTATTCTGGAGTTCATCTACAGTAAAGTAGTGTTTAAATTGAGTTAATTCCTGTAAATCAACTGATGAATGAAGACATGGATACTGTCTGTTCTCAATAGTAGAGGTATCGTCCCAACCAATTTCATAATTAGCTGTAACTGACATAGTATATAAGTCAGTCATATCATCTTCAGTCATAAAATTATCGTAAATTTTTATCATTTGTATATTATAGCAAATATGTGAGCATAAGTCAAGAATTATTTTTGACATAGTTATAAAAACTTCTTGACAAGAGGTGTTATTTTTGATATAATATTACAAATGGAGAATTTTTATGAATGACATTGATTTAGCATATTTAATCCTACTAGCTGTAGCGACAGGTTGTAGTTATTGGAGTGGCAAAAAAGAAGGCATTTCCGTGACTCTGGATTTTATGCGTGATAACGGACACATTGACTTTGAGGATTGAACACTCAAAAAATAATTCTTGACAATAGCTCTCTTTTTTGGTATAATGTATATTAAGAATATGGAAAGGCTTCATATTCGCTTAACCCGTTTTGACCGAGAGGCAAAACAATTATTACCGAAAAGGGATATTGGAGGAAAAATAAAATGAGTATAGATTTAAGTAAATTTTGGCTTGGACTAGATATGCCTACTATGCCGCATTATACGGAAAGTGCATATCCTAGATACAACATAATCGAATGTAATGGTGATTATCGTATAGAGATCGCTTTGCCAGGTTGGAGTAAAGAAGAACTTGAAGTTATCGCTGATGGCGAAGAGCTTCATGTTAAAGGAAAAAAGGAACGCAAGTTAAATGATGGCGAACGATTCGTTCATCAGGGACTTAGTTTAAAATCTTTTGAACGAAGATTTATTCTAAATTCTGAATTACAAGTAGATGATGTTAACAAATCGAATGGTTTATTAACAATCTCTCTGTCTAGGACGCCTAATTCTAAAAGACAGATTTTAGACATTAATTAGGGGTTCGCACTCCAATTTCCAGCATAGGTATGTTGGAGATAAAAATGGAAGTAGTAAAAAAACTATTTAAGAAGGACAGAGCACATAACGCAGATATTGGTAAGACTATAGATACATTGGCACAAATCGCAATATTATCTTTAGTAGCATCAGTTTTGATTAACACTTACTTATATTTGTATTAGTGTCTTGTCAAACAAACTTGAGTGCCTCCTCGAACGAGGCACTCTCTTTCTGGAGAACTATGAAAATATCACAAGAGGGAATATCCCTTATTAAAAAATTTGAAGGTTGTAAGTTAACAGCCTACCAGTGTTCGGCAGGTGTCTGGACTATTGGATATGGTCATACAAAAGGTGTGACAGAAGATACTAAAATAACACAAGAGGAAGCAGAAGAAATGTTAGTTGAAGAACTACATGAGTATGAAAGTTATATCAACGACTTTGTAACTGCTCCACTTTCACAAAATCAATTTGATGCCCTAGTTTCTTGGGTATACAATCTCGGACCAGCTAATCTAAAAAGTTCTACTTTATTAAGAGTTTTAAATGAGGGTAAGTATAATGAAGTACCTGCTCAAATTAGAAGATGGAATAAAGCAGGCGGAGAAGTATTACAAGGACTTATAAGAAGGCGCGAAGCCGAAGCATTATTATTTTTAGATAAAGAATGGTATGAAATTTAAAATCCCTGAAGAACTCCTTGTTGAAGCAGGTAGACACGCTGCTGAAAGAGGAATGACTTTGGAAGAATATATTGCCGAGTTTATAGGTATGGTAAAAGATGAACAAGATAAAGAACTTAATAAAAAACATAAAGAATTGGCTAATCAGTCTATTCAGGACAAGGTATAAATTAACTGTTAGTTATAATGCTACATGGGGCGATAGTGACGACCAAGTTTATACTGTTCGTAAGTTCATGACAAAAAAAGAAAAGTATTTAAAGTTTCAAACTGATGATAAAGAAATAGTAGAAATACGAGGAGCGGAAGGACTCAATTATAGGATAGAAGAAATATGAAGTATCAAATAAAGCATATAATAGCAGAACATCTTGATTTAGATATAGATTCAATATCAAGTGATAAACATATCATGAATGATTTAGGGGCAGACTCCCTAGATACAGTAGAAATAGTAATGCAACTAGAGGAAGAATTCGATATAGATATTCCTGATGCAGACGCTGAAACCCTTGAAACAGTAGGACATATAGAACAATACATAGGGAGACTAGAAAAATGAATCAATTTTTCTTTGGAATAATAGTCATTCTCTCACTAGGTTGCTGGTGGTTATGGCAAGAGAATGAAACATTAAAAGCAAATAATGTAGCACTAGAAGGTGCAGTAGCCGTGCAAGAAGAAACAATAGCAACACTACAAACGGACTTTGCAAAACAAGGACAAAGTCTTAACGAATTAACAATGAGAAATAATGAGATAGAAATGGAAATGAATCGCTATCTTGATATTTTTAAAAGACACAACTTAACTAAACTTGCTTTTGCTAAGCCTGGCTTAATTGAAACAAGAGCAAACAACGCAACGAAGGAGGTATTCGATGGAATTGAAGCAGACAGCCGTAGTCTTGATGAGCTTGATAATGGTATCCAGCTGCAGTCTACTACCCAAAACCCAAAAGATTGAAGTTAGTAGTAAAGCAATAGACAGACAAATAATTCAACCCGTTATGCCTCGGGAGATAGACTTAAAAGAACCTCAATGGTATGTAGTATCTAGTAAAAATTTAGATGAGTTCATAGCAAGAGTAGAGAAAGACCAAGGTCAAGTAGTATTCTTCGCTATGTCAGTACCAGATTATGAGTTAATGGCATATAACATGCAAGAATTAAAAAGATATATTAGGGAAGTACAAGAGGTAGTAGTCTATTATAGAAAGGTAACTACCGATGATACAGAAACTAATTAATTTATTTCGGGCTAAACGAAGTATGCAAAGCACTTCTGATTTATTAGAAGAACACCCAGCACTTCAAGCAAGATTAGAAATGATTGAAGATTGGCTAGAAGAACAAGATGAGTTCATAGCAGAATTAGGACAGAGATTAACTCCTGTCGAAGATATGGCACACCCAAAATGTGGCATAGAAGGATTTGATGGCTACCAGCCATTAGTAGAAAGAATAAAAGCATTAGAAGAAAAACATGATTGACGGAGAAAAATTAAGAGAAGTATTAAAAGAGGGTATTGTTGAAATATCCTTTATTAGTTTAAAAAGTGGACAAACTAGATGTAGGGAATATACTTTGAACGATACTTTTATGGGTATACCGAATCATGTTAATAAACAAAGTGGAGATAAAATACTTTGTTATGATGTAGAATTTAAAAGATGGGAAGACATTCAAGTTGATACCATCGAAAGTTATAAACCTTTGGAGAAACTATAATGTGGGAAATATTTAATTTACCAACTTACTTTTTTATGTTTATTTTTAATTTGTCTGTATGGGCAGGGTTAATATATGGATTATGGAAAGCAGGAGAAAAACTGTCGGAAATACTTCATTGGAGATAAATGGCATATAGTAAACAAGTAGTAGAACGCTTTGAAAATGTTCTAAACAACCCAGACAAATATTCAGTAGGGCGTTTCGACCCTAACGACCCGAATGTAGCGACAGGTCAAGTAGGCGCACCAGCGTGTGGAGATGTAATGAGATTGCAACTTAAGCTTGACGCAGGCACCGAACGCATAACAGATGTAAAGTTTAAAACTTACGGATGCGGAAGTGCAATTGCTTCTTCAACTACATTCGTGGAATTTTTAAAAGGAAAGACACTAGAAGAAGCAAAACAAGTAAAAGACAAAGATATTGCCGAGATTTTAGAACTTCCACCTATAAAACTGCATTGTTCAGTTTTAGCAGAAGGAAGTATAAAAAAAGCAATCGAAGATTGGGAAGCTAAAACAGCTTATAGAAAACACAATCAACGATAGCAAAGCCACAGAAATGTGGAATAGGAGAGGAGAATGTTAGAATTCTTTCAATGGGTTATAGCATGGATTCAAGTAATCCCTTGGCTAGTGATGGGAGCTTCACTTATAGCGGCTTTAACTCCAACACCTGTAGATGATGGTTGGGTCAAGAAAATCTACACAATCATGGATTGGGTAGCACTCAATGTAGGAAAAGCAAAGGATAAATAATGTCCCAAGCTGTAGATAACGACCGCAACGAAGTCGAAATTGACCTTGACAAGTATATGTCCCTTATCGAAAAACTCGATACTGCGGAAGATACTATCAAGGAAATGCAACTCGAGGCTGCAGAAGCCAAGAAAAGACTCGCTCCGCCAAAGAGAAAATTTATTGATTTATTTTTAGATGATAATGATATAAACGAGAAAGCGATAATTGGATTTATTTCTTTCTTCTTTATGGCTGTCTTTGCCATATGTGATTTAGTTACTGCGTTCTGGGGACAAGATTTATTAATTTCTGATACAATCTATACCTCTTTAGTAGTGGTAACCTTAGGAGCATTTGGTATCTCAGAAGCTGGTAAAGCCTTTGGTGGCAAATAAAAACAGTTCTTGACAAATGGTTTTATTTATAGTATAATATATACTATATGAAAAAATCAGAGAACAAAAACGAAATGGCAATTGACGACACCTCTAATGAGCGTGAAGACGATTGCCATTTTTCTTTAGAAAAAGACCAAGAGTATTGTAATTTCTGTCAAGAAACTTACACTTGGTCAGCTGGCGCTTATCACTATAAATGCTGGATTAGATGAACATATTTATATTAGACAATGATATAGAAAAATGTGCACAGTACCATTGTGATAAGCATTTAATTAAAATGATATTAGAGTCGGCACAGTTATTGTGTACGGCACATTGGATTGATAAGTATGTCGGATATACACCGAGAAAACTCACAGGAGAAGAATGGGAACAAATCAGAGTTCACAAAACAGATGAACCTCGTCCCTTCCCTTATCTTCCTACTATGTATAACCACCCTTGTAGCATCTGGGTTCGCGAGTCATTGGACAATTATGAATGGCTATGGCAACTTGCTGACGCACTCAACGAGGAATATGGTTTCAGATACAGAGGCAAATCTCATAAGTCGATGCATGATGTTATCGCAAAACTACCCGACATCGCCCTACCACGGGTTGGACTTACACAATATGCACTCGCTATGCCAGATGAGTGCAAAACGGATAATGCAGTCAAGAGCTATCGAGACTTCTACCACAAAGACAAAGCAACCTTTGCAAACTGGACAAGACGAGGAAAACCAGATTGGTGGAAAGATGAAGAAGCCTGGACTAAAAGGAGAATAACAGCATGATAGATTGGTTACAAGTATTAAATACATTTTTAGGAATATTCCTAGTACTAGGCTCAGGATTTTTTGCGTATATGAGCTGTCATATAGTGGCAGAACAAAAACTGCAAAAAAGAATAAAGCTACCTTGGGAGAAGCAATGAAAATTGAAATTTACGGAAAAGACAATTGCGCATACTGTGATAGAGCTGTTGCACTAGCTCAACAAATAGTGCAAGAATCAGAGCATAAGTACGAATACTTTAAACATGGAAGAGATTTCGACACACATGATTTGTTGAGAGAATTTCCAAATGCTAGAACATTCCCACAAATAAGAATTGATGGGGAAAATATTGGTGGATATAACGAATTTTACGAGGTAATAAGAGGTAGTGGAATATAAATTTAACGAAGATAAAATAATAAAACATCTTCAAAAGTACATAGACAAAACATATGAACTTCACTATGGTAAAGGTAAAATTCAATCTACAGAATTTATTTTTGATTCTGAGCATGGAGAAGGTTTCTGTATTGGTAATATTTTAAAATATGCTCAAAGATATGGAAAAAAGAATGGTAGAGATACAAGTGATTTATATAAAATAATTCACTATGCCATAATACTTTTAGGAAAATTAGAAGAAGAAAAACGGAAAGAATACAACAATTATATAGACGAAATACAAAAGGATAGCGACTAAGTGGCAATTAAAAGTAAATCATACGAAAAATTAGATTTTGACAACATAGAAAGAGTAATAGGATTTCTTACTCAAGATAACCCTATAACTAAAAAAGAAGCATGTGAGATTCTGAATATTAGGTATAACACGACCAGACTTCAGAGAATCATAGACGAGCACAACGACCTTAAACATTATCGTGATACACGAAGAAATCAAAATAAAGGTAAGAGAGCTTCAAAAGACGAAATTAAGTCTGTCGTACAAAGTTATTTAGAGGGTGATAATATATCTGAAATAGCTGCAAGTAACTATCGTTCAAACGCATTTGTAAAAGGAATTATACAAAGAGTGGGTGTTCCTGAAAAATTAAGTAAAGAAGCACACTCAAAAGTTTATAGACATAAATATCAAATGCTCCCAGAAGAATGCGTTAGAGAGGAATTTGAAGTAGGTGAACTTGTATGGTCTGTAAAAGACAACGGGATTGCAAAAATACTCCGAGAATTAACAGTAGAGTACATGGATTCATGTGCAGGGTATAAAAAACCAGTTGTGAATTATGAAACAAAATACGGAGCAAAAGGCTACCATATATGGGCATATGACCCAGTACCTCAAGATGTAATAGATAAGAGTTACTTTCCTTACCTTGATGGTAGGAAATGTGGATATTACTCTTTTTCTCTAGCTTATGACTTAGGAAGTTTAAGACATTTGGAAGAGATTGGAGTCAAGATATATTAAACCTTAGACACTTAAAAGAGTATATAAGGAAAAAGAAAAATGGAGTATATAATTGCATTTTATTTTGCAGGAGTGCTGCTTGCTATGTTTAAAATCTGGTTACCAAGTTATAAACTTATAAAACTTGTAGACCCAGATAATCCTTTAATTGCCTCACCAGTAATGTCAACATTAGTAGTATTACTAATATTTACATTGTTTTTTCCATTTATGATATTAACTTTATTATTTGATAATCAAGCAATTAAATTTATAGAACACTTTACTAGAGGAGCAATAGGAGATTATGACAAAAAACGTTAAACGAACAACAACATTTAAACACTTAGATGATGTAATTCTAAAGCAAGTATATTCAACTTATGTAAAAGGAGACTTACGAGCCGATACTATTAGAGTAAACGGGGATTGGGGTTGTGACTTTTATGAAGCTAATCGCCTTAGAAAAACAGAAGTATATAAAGGACATAGCGAGTACTATGCAGAAGATGCAGCCGAAAACTATGTAGAAGGAATCAAAAGAATATGAATTATTTACTAGAAGCGCTAGTGAAAAAACTTGAAGGAGAAATCCAAGTAGCAAAAGCTAATATAATGACTTACCAACGCAATCCAGTTGGGATAGGCGAGCACCCTGAAATCATTGAAGCGATTGAAACACAAGTTGAAAAAATGGCACAAGCGCAGGAAAAGATAGAAATTTTAAACGAACATTTTCCAAATTAATTTAAGTATTCCTATGAGGAATTCAAAAATAGTTCTTGACAACATCTTAATATTATTATATAATATAATATAAATGAGTGATAGATTTTATTTTCAGATGAGGCAAGCGACAGGGTGGGCACCCGGTTTGCCAGAATCTTACAAAAACAGGAGAAGAAAAATGGCTTGGACTGATGAGAAAAAGCAAGAAGCAGTTGAAATGTATACTGCAGAAGAACCTACTCCAGAAAATAGTATGGAGATAGTAAAAGACATCGCTGACCAATTGGAAGAGTCGCCAAATGGAGTAAGAATGATTCTTACAAAAGCAGGAGTATATGTTAGAAAAACACCTGCTCCAAAAAGTGGCGGATCCTCTGGTGGTGGTGGTAGAGTGAGTGTCGCAGATGCACAAGATGCAGTGACCTCAGCTATCGGCGATGCAGGGCAAGAAGTTGACGCAGCAATCATTAGTAAACTAACTGGTAAAGCGGCTAACTACTTTGCAAACATAATAAACAACTTAAACAATTAATTAAGTTAATTTTAGCTAGGGCGTCAAACGATGCCCTAGATTTTTTCGTTTCAAAACATTAACCAAAAATTTTACAATTCAAATGATCATTTGTTAGATAAAATTGGAGGAACAATGACAAAAGACGAATTTAAAGCAAAATTAGAAGAAGCAGGTGATGCCGTAATCACCTATAGAAGTAAAAACTCGAGACGATTAAAATATAACATTTGTACTACGGATTTTTCTACACCTTATATTAAGGAGAAGAAAAACCGTGCCAAAGAAGCAAATGATACAGTCCTACTCTTTTGTTGGGACACTGATTCTTACAGACTATTAATGCCTAAGAATGTTACTAGCATAGTACCAATGAATAGGATAATAAAAAATGAGGATCCGTATGATTGATTTAACATCACCAACAGTATATGAAAGAGTAATTCGCGAAGGAGACACGGAGCAAGTCCGTCTAGTAATCAATACATTTAGAGATATTGAATACATTTCTCTCCGTAAATACTACCTAGATTTCGATGAAGAATGGCTTCCATCAAAGGAAGGTATAACCATGCCTCTAGACTTAGATAATAGTCGTGAACTATTTGTAGGTTTAGTTGAGATTCTTTCTCTAGCAGAAAGTAAAAACATACTTGAAGAGGAGTTCAAAGAAATTTTAGATGAAATTTACCTAAACTAAAAATAAATCTTGACAAACCCTTAAAATTCCTGTATAATATATATTATGATTATAAAAGGAAGTTTAAATTACGACCAACATGGTCGAAGAAGAAAAAGAACAATTACTAGACGCAGGAAAGTGTCTAGTCCACCTATTAATAAAGGGGCTGTAGCTCAGATGGGAGAGCGTCGCACTTGCACTGCGAAGGTCGCTGGTTCGACCCCAGTCAGCTCCACCAGTAAAGGTAGAGGTCAAGGAACCAAAGTAGATAATAGTTGGAAAATAGAAATTAGTAAACAATATACAATTGCTCCTGCATATAATAAAGGAGCATATCAAGTAATACCTAGAAAAGAGGTTAAGGATATAGGAAAATGAAAAAGAAAGCAATTATAGTAGACATAGACGGAACGATAGCAACGCACTATGATGCGAATGGAAAACTTATGCGCGAACATCACGACTATTCATTAGTTTATAAAGATAGACCTATTCCTGAAATAATAGAATTAGTAAAGTTCTACCACAAAGCAGGATATCATATCCTAATTACATCTGGTAGAATGGATCATTGTCGAGCCGACACCACAAATTGGTTAGTTCTTCATAGAGTGCCATATCAACGAGTAATTATGCGAAAGTTTAAAGATTTTAGACCCGATGATGAAGTTAAGCTAGACTTATACGAAGAATTTATCGAGCCAGACTACGAAGTACGCTTAGTGATAGATGACAGACAAAGAGTAGTTGATATGTGGAGGCGCATAGGTCTTAGATGTCTGCAAGTTGATGTTGGAGACTTTTGATGAAGCATCAAAAAATAGTTCTTGACAAATGGTTAAAAAATTAGTATAATATAAAAATGTTAGAAAATCTTATAAAGCGAGCAGCAATGGCATATTACAATGGTCAACCCATTATGTCAGATGAGGTTTTCGATCACCTAGTAACATTGGCAACCGAAGAAAGTATCGGTTATAAAAGCTCATACGAGCGCAGATACAAGCATATGTTTCCTTTGTTCTCCCTCCAAAAAGTGATAGATGGTGTAGACAGTGCTCCTGATTGGGGCACTGCCGCCACGATTGTTACTCCCAAATTAGATGGAGCAGCGATTAGTATACTGTATGGTGGAGGAGAGTTTCAAAAAGCTCTTACAAGAGGTGATGGTGTAGAAGGATTGGATATTACTCATTTAATCAAAGGTAATTTAGTTCCTAAAAATATTGATTATGATGGAGTAATACAGATAAGTGGAGAAGTAGTAGCCCCTAAAGATATACCCAATGCAAGAAATTATGCAGCAGGTGCTTTAAATCTAAAAGATAGTAAAGAGTTTTTAGAAAGAGAACTACATTTTATAGCACATGGAGTGCAACCCTACTTAACTGAAGATTTTGCAGATGATATGAAAATGATTTCTGATTTAGGAATACCAACTTGCATAGATGGAGACTATAGTATGTTTCCTCACGATGGTTCAGTATTTAGAATAGCGAAGAACGAGCTATTCGATAAACAAGGATACACTAGCCATCATCCAAGAGGCGCATTTGCTTTAAAGTTTCAAGAAAAAGGAGTAGTATCTACTCTATTAGATGTAATATGGCAAGTAGGAAAATCAGGTGCAGTATCACCAGTAGCAATTCTAGAGCCAATAGATATAGAAGGAGCAACAGTTTCAAGAGCTACTTTACACAACAAGTCGATAATCGAAGCCCTAGATTTAGAGATAGGGTGTAAAGTAGAAGTAATTAGGGCAGGGAAGATAATTCCCCAAGTTTTGAGAAAAGTAAATGAGTAAACACCCCATAGACCAACTATTAATGGGTTGGGAAGAAGATGGAAAGCCTTGTGGTTATTATTATGACAAACAAGGACATAGATATTATACAAGTAAGTATTCAATAGAAGAACACAAGTGGAAGGGTTGGTACTGGCTTAATGAGAAACAGGGTTTCATGAGATGGAATGATATGATGGATTATTATGCTGGACAAAAATAAAGAAAACGAAGTATTAAAACAACACATTGCAGAACTACAAACACAACTGTATGATGCATATAAACGAATAGAAGAATTAAATGAACAAATACGCAAAGGAAGAAGTAGAGAATAGTAAAAGAATTTATAAATCCGCAACCCCTAAACAGACGCCAGATTGGTATGTTAAGTGGGCGGCTTCGATTACCTTGTTAGTAGCTATGGTTATAAGAGCTAGTGGAACTAACCCCTTTGTAGATACCTGCATCTCTTTTATAGGTTGTGCAGGTTGGTTATATGTTTCTATCGCTTGGAAAGATAGAGCATTAATCATGTTAAATACAGTAGCCTGTTTTATTCTATTAACAGGCATATTAACCCAGACAGCTAATGCCTGGGGTCTATAATCAAACCTATTTTGATAACCGTCCTGAAGAAAAAGAAAAGGAAGGCGTTCTCTATGGAGTTATATTAGTAAATAAAGTAACTTTTGAAAGAGAATGTATTAAAGTAGGAATCGCTGGTGGAAAAGACTGGCGTCATGTAATCAAACGAAGTAGAGGGTTTAAAGGATACGATTTACGAATCCAGAGAACCTACCACGATACAATTTATAATTGTTGGAAGTTAGAACAAGAACTACATGAGAAATTTAAGCACGACAAGTATAAACCTAAAGTTAAATTTGGTGGACATACTGAGTGTTTCAAAATTTCATCTCTCATTTTACGGGAGTTTCCGAAAAATAGTTCTTGACAAATGGTTATCCGTTTGATATAATATACATATAAAATAAAAAGAGTGAAGAAAACATTGAATCAAATAGAAATCCCAACGCACTGCCCAGTATGCAGTTCAGAACTGGAAACAGTCAAGGATCAGCTATTTTGTAGAAATGACACTTGTCCCGCAAAAGTTTCAAAACGAGTCGAACACTTCGCAAAAACTTTAAAGATTAAAGGAATGGGAGCTGCGACGATTGAGAAACTGATGTTGGAAGATTATCACGATATTTACTCCCTAACCAGAGAAGATATAATAGAGTATCTTCAATCGGAGAAGCTAGGAGAGAAGTTGTTTACAGAGATAGAAAAGTCTAGAAGTGTAGACCTAACAACTCTCCTTCCAGCTTTTTCGATACCGCTGATAGGTCGAAGCGCTTCTAAGAAGTTAACGAGTCGAATCTCGAACATATATGAGATAACCTATCAAAAAAGTATAGATAGTGGTCTTGGGCCTAAAGCGGCGTCGAACCTGATTGATTGGTTAGAAGGAGTATTTATTGATATGCAATATGACAAGTTACCTTTCTCTTTTGAAAGTAAGGTTACACCAGTAGTCGACGACACACCAAGTAAAGGAGTCGTTTGTATAACAGGTAAACTTAAGAGCTATAAAACAAAAAGTATGGCACAAGAAGTTTTACATAAGTATGGATATGAGACAAAGGATAATCTTACTAAGGCAGTCACTATATTACTTAATGAAAGTGGTATAGAGAGTGCAAAAACTAAGAAGGCTCAGGAAATGGGCATAACAATTTATAACAACATTAAACAAATTTTAGAGGAATAAGAAATATGGCATTACCAAAATGGACAGATGAAAGAACTCAAAGTTTAGTAGACTTTGTGGGCGAAGGCCCAGTTTCTCAAGCTACTGTTGCTGAAGCTGCTGATGAATTAGAAACATCAACAAGATCAGTATCTAGCAAATTGAGAAAAATGGGTTACGATGTTGAACTAGCTTCAGCATCTGCTTCTAAATCATTTTCTGATGAGCAAGAAGCAACTCTAAGTGCATTTGTTACTGATAACTCAGGCAATTACACTTACGCTGAGATAGCAAACCACTTTGAAGGTGGAAGCTTCTCCGCAAAATCAATTCAAGGAAAAATACTTTCTATGGAACTTACAGAGCATGTTAAACCTGCTCCTAAAGTTGAAAGTGTTAGAACTTACACTCCTGAAGAAGAAGAAACATTTATCTCTATGGTTAATGATGGCGCTTTCGTTGAAGCTATTGCAGAACAGCTTGGCAAAAGTGTTAACTCAATCAGAGGTAAAGCACTTTCTCTACTTAGAAGTGGCGACATTAACGCTATTCCTAAGCAGGAACACACAAAAGGCTCATCTAAAGCTGACGTTTTAGCTGACCTTGACATTTCTGGAATGACTGTTCAAGAAATTGCTGATGAAATCGGCAAAACAGTAAGAGGCGTCAAAACAATGTTAACCAGAAGAGGTTTACAATGTGCTGATTACAACGGAGCAGCTAGAAAAGAAATAGGCTAACCGCAATATTTAGCTAGGGGGTCGCACAGACCCCCTTTTTGAGAGAGAGTTATGAATATTGCATCTGCATTACTAAAACAATTAGTTCACCAACAAGACTTAGACACTTGGTCTCAGCTTAAGGATATTTATCTTCCAAGCGAGTACCGAGGGATTTTTGCCGTCTTGGAAAAGCATGTAGATAATTATCAAACTCTCCCTACTTTTGAAGAACTTCATTATGAAGTTCGAGACAAAAACCTCAAAGAAAAACTAACCGCAATCGAATCAATGGAAGTAGATGTCGACGCAGACATGCTACTGGACTATCTCAAAAATGAATTTGCACAAACAGAAATATTAGATGAACTTGATAAGTATGTCGAGAAAACTGTTACGATTGCGTCAGCTGAGGAAAATATAGAACAACTACAAGAGATAGTTTTAGATGTGAGTGATAAAGTAGATGTCACTCCACCTTCAGAAAGTATGCAAACTATAACACTTTTTGAAGACGATACAGAATTAGCGAAGTATCTACCACTTGGATTAAATAGTGAGTATGATTCTTCGGTTAAGTTTTCTCCCAAAGATTTGGTGTTAGTGGGAGGACGACGCGGAGCAGGTAAGTCTTTGACTTCCTGTAATTTAGCTGTAAATGTTTATGAGCAAGGAAGAACTGCTATTTATTTCACTATTGAGATGGATAGTAGGTCTATTCTTCAAAGAATGTGCTCCATCTCTACTAGGATTCCATTTACAAAGATTCGTGATAAAAACATGAATACAGAGGAATGGAACTTAGTTGCAGGTTGGTGGGCAGGAAGATTTGAAGGTGGTCACGAATTTCTTCGTGAGTACGAATTAAATCGAGATTTTGACGAATTTCATAGAAAACTCACAAAGCAGGAACTTAATGAGGAAAAACAGTTAGATGTAATATACGACCCAGCCCTCACTCTCTCAAAAATTCAAAGCGAACTCGATAAGAGGGTTAGTCGTACAGACGTTGGGATAGTCATTGTTGATTATCTCAACCAAGTCCGCAGGCATAATGCACCAAGTCGCAATAGTCAATATGATTGGCAAGAACAAATCGAGATTAGTAAGAAAATGAAAACTTTTGCACAAGACTATGAAACATTAGTATTTGCTCCTTATCAGACAGATAATACAGGAGAAGCTAGATTTGCAAAAGGTATTTTAGATGCAGCGGATGCTGCTTATTCACTTGAAACTTGGTCACCAGAAGATAAATGTATGACATTTAATTGTACCAAGATGAGAAACAATGAAGTTAAAGGATTTTCAAGTGAAGTAGATTGGAAGAGTTTAAAAATCGGACCAGGCTCTGCTCTTACTCCAGATGAAAAAGCAAAAATGCGAGAAGAGATGAGTGCTGGCTCCCCAGACGAAGAGGCACAAGACCTATGATATTATATACAGAAAAACAACTAATAAGTGCATATACTTCATTAGTAGCAAAACTAGAGATATCAGGACATACAGAATTAATTCCTGATGTAGAAGAATTTAGAGAAATTTATGAAGCGGAATGGGAACTTTATTATAGTGACGAGGAACTACACTGATGAGCAGTAATCCCGTTAATACAATAGAGCCTCCGCAGATAGTAACTGACTTAAAGATTTTGAGAAAACGCTCAAAGGAATGGTCAGGGACACAAGAAGAATTAGATAAGCTATTGCTAGATATGAAAATGGCAATGATAGAAAACGAAGGAGTAGGAATATCCGCAATACAAATTGGAAAACCCTACAAAGTGTTTATAGCAAGTAATATTGCTTTTATAAACCCAAG